TGCCACAAAGAATGGATTTGTATTTCCTGTGTTCTACGGTGACTATTATAAGAACTGTGCTTTTTACTTAGCATGTAATTGGGGAGGCTTAAAAGAAGGTAAATGGAAACCCGGAGAAGGAATACCGCTAGGAAAGAAACATCTATCAGACCATTTAATTTCCCAAGGACTCACATCATACACTGTTTTTACTAAACATATCCAGGATATAGAAGAGGATTTCTGGAAAAACAGATTCCCTGAGTATGCAGAATGGAAAGAACGGTGGTGGAAAATGTACCAGAAGCATGGGTATATTGTGATGCATACTGGCTTTCGTTGTAGTGGCGTAATGGGGAAAAATGACTGCGTTAATTATCCTATTCAAGGTTCTGCATTCCATTGCCTGCTCTGGTCCTTCATTGAGAGTGACAGGGTTATGAGAGAGGAAAAATGGGACACTAAGATAATAGGGCAGATTCATGATGAGATTATACTTGATGTACATCCGGACGAACTGGACCATGTGGTGAAAACAATTAAGCGCATTACTTGTGTGGATTTACCAAAGGCATGGGACTGGATAATCGTACCTTTGGACGTGGGCATAGAGGTGAGTCCTGTGGATGCGAGCTGGGCGGAAAAGAAAATAACGTTGGAAACCGAATAGTTTAAATATTTTTTGTATAATATAGTAAATAAGAGAAATTATGGATATAAAAGATGCAAAAAGTCTAAGACAAGCAGCAGAAAAGGAGATTAGGCATATTCTTGAGCAATTGCAAAAACATACTGAATTACGGATACATGATGTAGATGTTGAATTTGTAGACATTTCCACAGTTGCAGAAAAGATGAATTTAGTTCATGCTGTAAAAATAACAATGAAGATATGAATCGAATAGAAGATAATAAAATTATACTTGACGCTTGTTGTGGTGGTAGAATGTTTTGGTATGAAAAAGATAATAAAAACTGTCTATATATGGATAATAGAATAGTTGCTAAAGGAGCGTTTGATAATAATTGGAATCCTAATTGGTGTGTAAAGCCAGACGTAATAGCAGATTTTAGAGATATGCCCTTTCCAGACAATCATTTCAAGATGGTGGTGTTTGACCCGCCACATCTTACGAGTGGAAGTATGAAGAGTGTGATAAACAAGAAATATGGACTCCTTAATAAGGTAACATGGAAACAGGATATTGTTGATGGTTTTAATGAATGCTGGCGTGTTCTTGATGATTATGGTGTTTTGATATTCAAATGGAATGAAGCTAATATAAAAGCATCTGAGTTGATTAAGGCATTTCCTGTCAATCCTCTTTTTGGTGATTTTACAGGAAAGACGGGGAAAACTATTTGGATGACGTTTATAAAAATTTAAATTATAAGATATGAGTCTATACCATAAGTACCGTCCAAGAACCCTAGCCCAAATAAAGGGCAACAAGGAAGTTGTCACCTCACTAATCACAATGTTAGAAGATTTAACAACATTTCCACATGCTATTCTACTGCATGGCCCAACCGGATGTGGCAAAACATCCATTGCTAGAATCATAGCAGACAGTCTTGGTGCAACCAAATTAGACCTAAAAGAAGTCAACTCATCAGACTTCAGAGGAATTGATACAGCTAGGGAGATTATCAAGAACAGTCATTTTAGACCAGTTGAAAGTCCTTGTCGTGTTTGGATAATAGAGGAAGCTCAGGGCTTAACAAAAGAAGCGCAGAATGCGCTCCTAACAACACTTGAAGACACACCTAAGCATAGTTATTTCATATTATGCACTACGGATCCAAAAAAGCTATTACCCACTGTTAAAAACAGGTGTAGCCAATTCCAAGTAGACCCGTTAACCGATCCTCAGATGGTAGGTTTACTAAAAAAGATAGTAAAAGAAGAACAACAAACATTGGAACAAGAAATTTACGATTCTATATTACCTAAAAGCCAAGGGCACCCACGCACTGCAATACAAATACTTGAGCAGGTATTAAACGTGCCCGAACAGCAGCGATTGGAGATGGCTCGCCGTAGCGTTGAAAGAGAAGCCGAGGTAATAGAACTCTGTCGCGCCCTCATCAAAAAGAAGTCTTGGAAAACTGTATCAGGTTTACTAGTTGGTTTGAGAGATCAAGATGCTGAGGGCGTGCGTAGAGCTGTTTTGGGGTATTGTCAGGTTGTTTTGCTTAGAGGGGCTGATGAACCAAGAGCTGGATTGATTATGGAAGAAATGATAGAACCATTTTACAATACTGGTTTTCCAGGATTAACTTATGCATGTTATTCAATAACTAAAAACTAAATATTATGAAACCAGAAGCAGTAAAAGCAGCAGTAGCAGAATCAACAGGAATCACTAACAATAATGTAAATAAGGCAATTGATCATTTTAAGAAATTACTACCTTGTGAGCAATTTATTATTACAGGTTCCTATGCTTGGAAATTATTAGGACTTACAAAAAAGGTAAAAGATTTGGATATTATACTTGTTAAGCCAAATGAAGATGCCATTAAGAATCTTGAGATGTTAAGAGAACCAGAAAACCCTGATTATCCTCCAAATAAAAATCAGTATTTTGTTAAGTATAATGATATGCACATTGATTTTTATGTAAAGTCAAGTAAAATCGATACTATTGATCTTGCTAACGGTTTGTCAATATCCACAATCAAAGGTACTATTCTGGCTAAAAAGCAATATGGAAGAATCAAAGACATAATGCAATTAAAGGTAATTGCTGATATGTTTTGTTCTGGTAAGGATCTTAAGAATATGATTGAAAAGGAACAATTAAAATATAAATAACTATGAACTACGAACAAGACATAAGAATCGATGAGAACGGCCTAGATGTAGAATGGCTGGATCAACCGAGATTAATGATGGCTTACACCCGGCATGCAGCAATGACACAAGAACTCCTGGATGAAAAAAAGGAAGAACTTAATTTGACAAAGGCTGAACTGGACCTCGACATTCGAGAAAATCCTAGCAGCTATAAAATCACTTGTAAAATAACTGAGACTGTTATTTCGAATACAATTCTTTTACAACCAGAATATCGAAAAGCATTAAAAGCATACAATATAACTATATTTGAGAACAATGTAGCTCAGGGAGCAGTAAAGGCTTTCGACCAAAGAAAAAGTGCCTTAGAACAGCTCGTAAAGCTCCATGGTCAATCATATTTTGCCGGTCCGTCCGTCCCAAGAGATTTAAGCAAAGAATGGGTAGAGCGTGAAACACAAAAGAATATTGATAGTGGAGTTGGAGCTAAACTGAACAAAAAGAAAAAATGAAAACTTGGGAAGCACTGTTACTAGTGATAGTTATGTTTATTACTTTTTACGCTATGAGTAGAATGCAAATGAAAGCATGGCTAGCAGAAATAGAGAAATTTTTACAAACTAATTACCATAAAAACAAAGAAGATGAGCAAAAAAGTGAGAAAGAGTAGTTTTAAAGGAAAAGTATCAGATGAAGCACAACGTCAAAAACGTGAAAGCTCATCTTACGGATACTTAAGTTTACCGAAGGACGTAAAGATGTTTAGTCCAAAACCCGGTAGTAAGATACAGATGGATGTTATTCCTTATATCGTGTCTGATAAAAAGCATCCAAACTTGAATGCTTCAACAGAAACAGCCGAAGAAGGATCTCTCTGGTACAAACGACCATTCTATGCACACCGAGGAATTGGAGTGGATGATAGTGCGGTTGTGTGTCTTAAATCAATTGGGAAACGTTGTCCAATATGTGAGTATCGTGCCAAGCTGCAGAAAGAAGGAGCTGAAAAGGAAGAGTTAGATGCTCTAAGAAGTTCACTCAGGAACCTGTATGTTGTGATTCCATTGGATTCAAAAGAACATGATGAAGAGATTCACATTATGGACATCAGTCAATTCGTATTCCAAAAACTCTTGATTGAAGAACTTGAAGAGAATGAGGAGTATGAAATATTCCCTGACCTGGAAGAAGGTTATACACTGAAAGTACGTTGGGAATCTAAAAGTTTTGGTGCTGGTAAACCTTATGCACATGCAAACAGAATTGACTTTGTAGACAGGAAAGAACCCTATGATGAGCAAATTCTTGATGAGGTTCCGGATCTTGACAAAGTTCTGATTATAAAATCTTATGATGAACTCAATGCTATGTTCTTACAAATAGATGATGAGGATGATGCTGGTGATTTGCAGGAGACTGAGGAGAAAGTGGAAGAGGAAAAGCCACGCAGGACAAGGAAAACACATGTAAAGGAAGAAAAAGAGGATAAATCAGATAGGGATAAGCCGATACGCAGGTCAAGGAAAACAGTAGCTCCAAAAGAAGAAGAGAAAGTAGAACCTGAACCAGAGAAAGAGGAAAAGCCTGTACGTACTCGTAGGACTCGAAAACCAGCCGCTGAGAAATCAGATAATCCATGTCCACATGGTCATAAGTTCGGAGTAGACACCGACGAAAAAAACGAATGTGCATCATGTGAAAAGTGGGATGATTGTATGGATGAGAAGGAAAAAGTATAACTAAAGCATAGAGACGTGGCACTTAAAGTATTAAAACTTGATAAACGTAAAAATGAGCGTAGGTTAGTTGGTGTGTACGTTCCGATATGGATGCACGAATACCTTACTCTCTATGCTCTGGCTAACGGAGTGACTAAATCTGATATTGTACTTCAGATATTAGAAGTCTGGACTGGTAAGAAACAGGAGTCTATTCCCATTGATGACTTGATAAAAGGGGTAGTACACAGACTGAATGCACAGTGGTGTGAGGAACGCCTGAGTGATCCACCAGTAACGTTTGATGACTATAAGATAGCTGTCAATAGTGAACTGATAGAGAGAGGGCTACGTGTCTCACATATTAAAGCTATTATTAAAGCATTGAAACGATGAGTAAAAAATTATCAACTCAGGTAAAAGCAAAGATTAAGAAGCCTAGTGTAAATAAATCTGAATACGATGGGGATATAGGGGCTGTAATTAGCACTGGATCCACCCTACTTGACTTGGCCATCTCTGGTGGTCGTGTCAGAGGGGGTGGAATTCCTGGTGGTATTCTGGTGGAAGTATTCGGACCCAGTGCAAGTGGTAAAACTGTTTTGCTTTGTGAGATAGCAGGAGCTGTCCAACGGCAAGATGGTGATATTATGTTTCATGACCCTGAGGCCAGATTAAATCAGCAATTTGCTCGCATCTTTGATCTTGATACAACTGATATTGATTATACTACTCCGGATACAATACCTGAAGTTTTCTCTGGTGTTCGAAAATGGGAACCAAAAGGAAAAGGTATTCACGGTGTTTTTGCTGATTCCCTTGCTGCTCTTTCTACTGATATGGAAATGGATGAGAAGAAGGGTGATAAAATGGGAATGAGAAGGCCCAAAGAATTCAGTGAGGAAACACGAAAGACCTGTCGGGTTATTGCAAAGAAGAACTTATTGATGGTTTGTAGTAATCAAATAAGAGACAATATTGATGGGGGACCGTATGCTCCAAAGCATAAAACTCCAGGTGGTGTTGCTCTAGGTTTTTATTCCAGTCTGAGATTACAGGCATCTAATCCGGTAAAAATCAAACGTGAAGTCACAGTAGCTGGGAAAAAAGTAGAACGTGTAATTGGTGTAACAACTTCATTTAGTGTGTTTAAAAGCTCTATTTGGAAGCCTTATCGTACTGCCCCTTTGACCATAATTTTTGACTACGGAATTGATAATACAAGGGACTGTCTTCAATTTATTAAAGCCTATACCAATAACACAACCTACATGGTTGGGAAAACCAAGTTAGATATTAGTATGGATAAATCAATTACAATGGTAGAGGAAGCTGGAATGGAAGGGGAGTTAAAAGAAGAAGTAATTGATTTGTGGGAATTGATAGAATCTAAATTTAAGGAAGAACGCAAAACCAAGATAAGATGAAAGGAAAGAAAGTTATATTGTTAACGGCTACTTATACCAGTCCAGATGAAAAGACAGGGAACCCAAGTTATACTGGA